TATATTTAGAATTACGTGCGTTGTTACCGCCGCGCATTTTAAAACAAATCGAATATGATCAATTAGAAGAGGAGCTTTTATGAAATGGATTCGTGTCTATCGTGAACCCGCAGTTGAACCACCTGTTGCAGCACCGCCGGTTAATATTCCCGGTGCTAGTGCTAGTGTGAGTTTGCCTTTACCTCCGGCGGGTACACCGAGCCCTGAGACACCTCCTGCTTTTGCTTTGCCAGATGCGTATAAAGATAAGCCATACTTAAAAGGTGTGGATAGCATGGATAAAGTTTTTAAGATGTTAGATGGTGCGCAAGAATTAATTGGTAAACGTCCGGCGGGTATTCCGGGGCCAGATGCGACACCTGAAGATAAAGCTAAATTTTATGATGCTTTAGGTCGTCCTAAGACATCTGCGGAGTATGTTCTTGATGGGTCAGATAAAGCGGATCAAGAGTTTACGTCAGTGGTTAAAGATGTTTTTCATAAACACGGATTAAGTGCAGAGCAAGCTAAAGGAGTTTATGCGGATATTAATGTTGCTTTAGGTAAGGCCGCCGAGAAATTAGGTTTAGCCGCACAACAACAAGATGTAAATTTTGATGAGTTAGCAAATAAGACCTTTGGGGCGAATCGTGATAAAGTGTTAAGCATATCAAAATCTTTACTTGAAGCTAATGTATCTCCGTCGATGAAAGAGCATGTGGCGAAATTATCGAATGAAAATTTAATCGTTCTCGCCGATGTTTTAAATAATATTAATGCAAAATATATTAAACAAGATGTTGCGCCCGGCGGAAGCCCGACGGCAGTTGGGTTGACCCCTGCTTCAGTTAGTGCTAAAGGGCGTGAGCTTATGATGTCAGAAGCGTACAATAATCCGTTTCACCCTAATCATGCTCAAGTGGTTCAACAAGTTAAAGAAATTTACGGAACATTAAAATAAATTACTTTTCTCTTGCGTTGTGTAAGAAAAGAGTTTAGCATTTAAGTAGAACAGAATCGGGGAGGCCGCGAGGTTCCGATAATCATCGTAAACGATGGCGCTGGTTCCGCTTAAAATTCCATGACAGCATCCGTTGTAGGGAAGACGGGGATTGTGAGTCGAATAAGATTTTTTATTTTACTTTATAAAACCCAATTTATTTTTCTTACAAGGAGTTTGTTATGGCTAATGAAATTGATGCAGCATTAATCACACAGTTCTCAGACATGGTTCACATTAAGGCTCAACAAATGAAATCTCGTTTACGTCCTTTCTTTGGCGTACGCAAGATGAGCGGTGATGTGTGGGCTTATGACGGTATTGGTATCGTTGAAGCAAGCGAACAAAATGCCCGGATTGCTCCGGTTGTTTTTAATTCTGTTGATCATTTACGTCGTAAGATTACCCGTCGTCGTTTTGTGGTAACCTTACCATTAGATAGCTCAGATGTTCGTGCTGTTTTAACGAATCCTCAAAACGATTATTCTGGTGCATGTATGCGTGCTATTGAACGTGTATATGACCGCGTTGGTATTCAAGCTGCTTTAGCTTCTGTTTATACTGGTCGTGATTTTAGTACGACTGTTACGGCTGCAACAGATGGTGTTTTAACCGTTGATGCAACAGCCGGTTTGACTTATGAAAAATTAGTTGAAATCCGTCGCCGCTTTACCAATAACGAAGTTGGTAATGATATGCCTGAGCGTTTTGTTTTCTTATCGACAGGTGACGAAGAAGGTGCGATGTTACAAGAAACAGCGTTAATCAACACTTTATACACACAACAATATGTCGTGGATAAAGGTGAAGTATCAAAGGCTGTTGGTTTTGATGTTGTTAAATTTGGGGGATCTGTTGCTAATCCTCTGTTAAATGTTTCAGCAGGTACACGTAATTGTATTGCTGCATCTGAACGTGGGATTGTTTACGGTATGTCTTTGGATTTGTCTTTAAAGATCCAAGAACGTGCTGACTTAGTTGAAACCACTCAAGTACAAGCCATCATTCAGTTAGGTGCGGTTCGTACTGAAGGGGTATTGGTTCAACAAGTTAATACAACGGTTTTATCATAATTTAACAAGGATTTATCTAAGGAGGTTTTTATGGCAGTAGTTAATGCTTATCAAAATACAAATGTTGTGGCAGGTAAATTAGCGGATGCTGCGCAATTATTAGGTTCTCCTCTTCGTAAGATGGTGGGGACTTTTGAAGTTGCTGCCGCTGACGATAATGGTTCTATTTATCGTGTGTTTAAAGGTTTATCTCCTGATATCGTTATTACTAATATTTTAGTTGGTAATGATGCTATCACAAGTGGTACTGCGTATGATGTCGGTCTTTATGGTGTGTTAGACTTTGATGGTGTTGGCGCAGTTGTTTCAGCTAACTGTTTTGCTAATAACCTTGATATGTCTTCTGCACATGCATCAGGTTCAGAATTAAGTGGTATCTCCGCAGTTGATGTGGCTAACCGCGGTAAACGTCTTTATGAAATTGCAGGTCATACACAGTTAACAAAATTACCTGCGTATGATTTATGCGTAACCGCTGATACTGTTGGTTCCGGTGCAGGTACCGTTACGTTGATTGTTGAATACGTAATCTAATAGTTGTAGGAGTTGATTACTACGCCGGGGCTTGTAAAGGTTCCGGCGTTTTTTGTTAAAGGAGAGTTATGGCCCGTCCCTTATCCCAAGAGGATATCTGTAATTTAGCTTTGGATGATTTGAAGCAATCCCCTATTACAAGCATTACAACACCTCGGTCGAATGTGGAGTTAGCGTGTGCCCGTCATTATGATCAAGCCCGCGCGGAGAGTTTGGAAGCACATCCGTGGAAGTTTGCTACTAAGCGTGTTGATTTAACTCCCGATGGTTCTGAGATTATTCCTTTTGGGTATACATATGCGTATGCTTTGCCATCTGATTATATTCGTCTTGTTTCTATTGGGGACGATTATCTGCGTGATTATAAGCGGGATTATCAAATTGAAGATGGATATTTATTATTACCCGCTGGTAATGACGCTGACGGTACTACTCTTTACGTTCGTTATGTGTATGATGTTACGACAGTAGCACAGTTCTCACCATTGTTTATTAGATATTTAGCTAAACGCATGGCTTTAAATATGGCTAATAAATTTACTATTTCTGCAACATTAAAACAGATGTTAATAGATGATTTTACTAAAATAGAAACGGAAGCTAAGGCAGTTAATGGTCAAAGCAGACCTCCTATTAGAATTCAGAAAAGCAGAGTTATGACAAAACGCCGTGGGCTACCGGGCGGAGTGTTCGCGTCAAAATATACGGAGTTTGATTCATAATGGCTCTTGTTAATGTCGCTCAACAGAATTGGGCAGGTGGAGAATTATCCTCTAGTATGCGGGGTAGATTTGATTTACCTGTCTATGCTAGTGGGGCGGAAAGAATAGTTAATTTTATTACTGAGACTTCTGGTCCGGCTCGTTTTCGTAATGGTACGGTTTATGTTAATAATACCCGTCGCAATAATGTTGCATGTTTGATTCCTTTTCAGTTTAATGATTCTCAGTCTTACCTTTTGGAATTTACCGAAGGGTGGGTACGTTTTTTTCGTAACAACGGGATTCTTGTTTCGACTGAAGTTAATATCACCGGGGCTACTCAAGCTAGTCAAGTACAGATAACGTCGATTTCCCACGGTTTATCAGATGGGGATGAGGTTATTATTTCCGGTGTTGAAGGCATGACAGAATTAAATAACCGGAGTTTTGTTATTTCAGGGACTACGGCGGATACTTTTTTATTAAATGATAATTTTGGTAATGCAATAGATAGTACCTTTTTTGGTTCTTATGTATCAGGTGGTTTAGCTCAAAAAATCTATGAGGTAGAAACCCCCTACCGGGAAGAAGATTTGTTTGAGTTAAAGACTGCGCAAAATGCGGATACCATGTATATTGTTCATCGGTATTATGAACCGCGCAAATTGACTCGTTTAGGTATTGCGTCATGGACTCTAGCTAAATTCACTCGAACCAGTGACCCTTTTACAGATCAAAAAACTATCACAGCTATTACTCAAGCTAATCCAGCAGTAGTTACTTCCGCTGGACATGGATATGCTAATGGTGATGTAGTTATTATTGAAAATGTAGCGGGTATGACTGAGGTTAATGGTGGTACTTTTATTGTGCAAGGTATTACCGCCAATACATTTCAGTTAACTGATCTTGATGGAAATAATATTGATTCATCATCTTATGGTGTTTATTCATCCGGAGGATATGCGTCTGATCAGACGTTATTACCTGCGGCGGTATGTTTTTATCAAGGACGTATTCTTTATGCGTGTTCAGATTCATTCCCTGAAAGTTTTTGGGGGTCAAAGGCTTTAGATAGTAATGGGGATCCTCAATATGATGTAATGACAACAGGTACTAATCCCGCCGATGGGTTTAAATTTACTTTGTCTCCCTCGACTGGCAAAGTTGATAAGATTGAGTCTTTAGTACCTACGACGGCGTTTTTAGGCATTTGTACTTTTGAAGGTATATCTAAAGCCGATGGTGGTTCTCAGGGTGCGGCCATTACACCGTCTAATATTAATGTTGTTCCCGCTGTTACTGAAGGGGTGTCTCACTTAGTTACTCCGGTTCTTCGGGGCACGTCTATGGTATTTATTCATCGTAGCGGATTAATCATGTATAGTCTTGAGTATGATGTTTTCTTTAATGCGTATAATGCTGTCGATAAAAATTTAGCCAACGAGCATATTAATAAATCAGGTATCAAGCAAATGGTCTTTCAAAATGGTAGACCTCCACTCTTTTTATTAACACGTAATGATGGTATTTTAACTGGCATAACATATCTATCTAAAGAAAATATTTGTGGTGGCCAGCGTCATATTCTAGGTGGTACAGATGTGTCTGTTTTGAGTGTTGGAAACATGCCTCGCGATAATAAATATGACCAAGGATGGGTTGTTACAGAGCGCACTATTGGTGGAGAGACGACCCGTTATGTTGAGTATTTTGATGATGTTGTAGATTTTCCTGAGAAAGATGATTACTTTACCGACGATGAGAATGAAGCATCTGATGATGAAGCGTGGCGTAGAGATATGTTTGAAGCGCAAAAACAATCTGTTCATTTAGATGCGTCTGCTACATATGATGGTAGTGCACAGGATGTTAGTGTTCAGCCATCCGCAGCAACAGGTAGCGATATCCCTTTTTATGCTTCAGGTGCAGTCTTTACTTCCTCCATGGTCGGTAGAGAAATTTGGAAGAAAAGTGTCGATGGTGTAGGGCAAGGTAGAGCAACGATTACGTCATATGTTTCTGCCACCCAAGTAAATTGTGAGATCACCGTTGAGTTTGATACCGTCGAGAGTATGGTCGCAGGTAATTGGTATTTAACTACAGATGAGGTTAGTGGGTTGTGGCATTTGGAAGGCGAGACGGTCGGGATTGTGGCTGATGGGGGTGAACATGACGACGGAGAAGTTAGTAGCGGTACTCTTAGTTTGGATTCTCAGTATAGTGTCGTGCATGTGGGACTAAAATATAAAGGCTTGCTTAAAAGCATGAACATTGAAGCGGGTGGCCAAAACGGTGTGGCTTGGTCTAAGCCAAAAAATGTTAATCGTTTGGGCATTACTTTTTCTAATACTTTAGGTGCGCGATACGGAACTTCGTTATATAATATGGAAGAAGTGGATTTTAGAAATCAATCGGATTATTTAGGTATGCCACCTCCATTATTTTCAGGAGAAAAACGCGTGGCGGTGAATGATAATACCGATGAAGAAAAACATATTTATGTTCAACAAATTAAACCTTTGCCATGTAGAGTATTGTGTGTTGTACCATATGTAGATACAGATAATGATTAAGACGATACCTTTTAATATTGAGCATTTGAATCTGTTAGCTTCAGTTGACGGACAGCACTTAGAGTTGTTAGCTTTAGATAATGTTAAATATGCTTTGGCTAATTTACCGGGTGCACCAAAAGCTGAAGCGGTTACTCTTATTGTAGAGGATCGTATTTTGGCGTGTTTCGGATTTACTCTTATTACGCCGGGAGTAGTGGATGTATGGCTATTCCCGTCGGTGTATGTGAAAGACAATGCGATTGGTTTTGTTAGGACAGTAAACAATTATTTAGAAGTTACGTCTAAGGTTTTTGGTTGGCATCGTGCGCAGTCATTAACGCGAGTAGATTCTATTCACCGTAAATGGATGCAAACTTTGGGGTTTGTTGAAGAAGGTGTAATGAGAAAGTATTATAAAAAACAGGACTTTATCATATCAGCCCGATATTTCGGTGGAGAATAATATGCGTTTTTTAAACCAAAGACAATATGACCCTATGACCATGTTAATGGCGGGTACGGCTATTATTAGTGGCGGGGCTTCTATTTTGGGTGGCATTCAATCTAATCAAGCGGCTAAAAGAGAAGCAGCATTACAACAGCAACAAGGTGAGATTGCTTATCAAGAGGCACAAATTAATGCGAGTAATGAGGCTTTTAATCAAACTCAGGCAGTACAGCGTCAGCGTTTAGCTTTTCTTTCGAGTGGTGTTTCTTTAGAAGGTTCGCCTTTAATGGTTCTCCAACAATCACGTGAGTATGGCCAAAGTCAGGTGAATGCTATTCTCCGTCAAGGAACAAATACGTTAGCTTTAGCTAATGCTCAGGCAGATATTACTAAGAATAAAGGACGTGCGGCGTTAATATCGGGCGTAGCTAGTGGAGTAGGGTCTTTAGCTAAAGCAGGATATGACTTAAATAAAGCCGGTGCGTTTGATAGCAAGCCGGTTAATGGTGTTAAAACAGATAAAGCTTAGGAGTGTTTAATTGGTTGCGATACCTCAAATAACAAGAGAAAGATTGGCTTCGAGCGCGGTAGGTACCCCCGGTGTTGATACTTCCGCGGCATCTATTAGTGAGTCTATTGGTCGTGCTGCGCAGAGTATTTATGAGCCTATTGCACAAATGGCGATTGAAAAGCAGCAAGCTTTAGATGCGGCTGAAGCTAATCGGTTAGCAGCGAATTATAAGATAGCTGCTACTGATGCTTTTGAGCAACACAAAGAAGCGTATGCTATGGATCCAGTTAATAAGACAGATCAGTTAGATAGCGTATTAAATGATCAGTTAGAAGGTACTCTGTCACAAGCAAGTAATTCTAGGGTTAAGGATTTAGTTGGGCGTATGGCGCAATCGGAACGTGCATCTAGTTTATCTTCTGAGATTGTTTGGGCGCACAATCGTAAAGTAGGCATTGAACAAGAAGGTATCATTAGTACAACTAATGAATTAGCTAATCGAGGCAATGCTATCGGTGCAGATTCAACTTTATCTTTTGAGGAGAAAAATAAGCGCATCGCTGATTTATTTAGCAGTGCCGGAAACGTACTTGAGTCGGCTAAACATTTGAAATTTTCTCCTGAAAAATTAGCTGAGTTAGAACAAAAAGTACCTAAGTCTATTTTATCAGGTGTGGTCTACGGGATGATTGATAATAGTCCCGCTGAGGCTGTTGCATATTTGGAACATCCTGATGTCAAAGAAATGTTTACTCAAGAAGAACTAAAAACTTTTAAATCTAATGCAATGGCTTCATTAAAAAATTTTAATGAGACTGTTCAGTGGAAACAGACGGCTTCATCCATGGTACAAGCCCCCGAACTTACCAATGGTGTTATTAGTGGACAGGTTAAGTGGAGTGAGTTAGACCGAATGCCGCAAACACCTTTAATAAAGACATTAAAGGATATTGCTTTAAATTCTTCTCCCGCCGCACAGATGGAGGTTGCGCAGGAAAAATTAAAACTCATTGATGATTTTCAGCAATTAGGGATTGATGGAAAGCATTTAACAGCTAAAGCGGCTGCGACTCAAGTTATAGACTTTTCTCATAAGTTAGCTCAAGCTTATCAGCGGGGGGTTATCAATCGAGAAACTTTTGACCAATATAATAAAGATTTAGCGAGTCCATTGGTATCCGCGGTATTAGATCAACATGACCCTAATATGTTTGAAAAAGTTGGTTCAATGATAATGCATCCTGTGGCAAGTTTTAAGAATTTTATTAATCCTGCGGCTAAGCAGAAGTTAGAGCGATATCAAACGGGTTTTAATGAGATTAATCAATACTTAAAATCTCAAGGCGGTGAAGATAATTTTGATCAACGTCTTCAATATTATCAAAAGTTTCTTGATGTTGCCAGTAAAGCAGATATGCAAGCTAAAGATTTTCAGGGTAAACCTTTTACTGGGGCGCGTATTGCTCAGGCTATTTTGAATATAGGTGAAGGGCAGTTAGTTGATACTCCTGTGGGTAAGAAAAAAGTTATTGGATACGCAGGACCGGGAAACCCTATTTTAGATACAACTGACGAAGAAGATCAGTTAATGATGTTGCCTATTATTGAAAAAAGGTTACGTAAATAATGCCACTTACTTTGTCTGACCTTCAACAAGTTTCAGATGTGACCTTACCACATGTGATGAAGAGTGTTTCTTTATCGGATTCTGCTCATTTTGGGCGTTCAAGTGACATTACGTATGAGCCTCCCCCGGAAGAACCTAAACCTATTTTGGAGCGTTTAGCAGGGGATATAACAAAACCTTTAGCGCAGACGCAAAGGTTCATTGGAAGTGCACTGTACGTTTTTGGTGATACTCTTGGGGCTAATGTTGAGCGAGAAAAGGCTTCCCGTGAAATGGCACAGCATTATCCTGAAGGGTTCCTTGTTGATGATAGACGTACTTGGAATCAGAAGTTAGGCGACCGCATCGCTTCTGCAGGGCTTATTATGATGGAGAGGAATGATAAAGCTGTTGCGCAGCAATACCCTCAGCAAGATAATTGGCTTGATCAAGTTATACAATCAACACCGGCCATGGGTGGTATAGTTGGCTTAGGTGTTTTTTTAGGCGCTCCCGCGGCTATTGCAGCCGGAGCTATTACAGCCGGTGCGCAATCGGGGATGGATGCGTATATTGAAGCCCGTCAAAAAGGTAAAACAAGTGAAGAGGCAGATCGTATTGCGGCTATGATGGGTCTTGGTGTTGGTGGCGCTGCGTCTTTTGGTATTGATAGATTTTTTAAAGGTACTGGCGCTTGGTTTAAACGCTCGATTCAAGGTGCAGTTGCGGGGTTTGTAGGTATGGCAGGTCAATCTCTTGCCGGAGGTACCATTAAATTAGCTACAGGATTAGAAGAATATAGGGGTAAAGAATCTCTTATTAAGTTAATGAATGAGGCAGCGTATACGGGTTCTATAGGTGCTGCCTTAGGTGGTGCAGTGTCGATGCCTATTGTAATGGCGCAACATCGAGGTTTAGCTGATGGGTTTAGGCAACTAGGATATTCTGAACGATTATCCAAGGAGTATGCGACTAAAGTTCTTCAGCAAGGTGCACACGATATTGTGTCGTGGGTTGAGAAAGAATTAAAATATACCCCCCAAGAAGTATCTCGTATTAAGTTGTCCCCGACTTTAGGTAGTTTAGAATTATCTAAATTAAATCCAGCGGAACAACAGAAACGATTAGATGCGCTTGATATGGAGTATAATCCAGAAAATAAGGTTGAGTTTAATCAGACTCAAAGACAACAAGAAATTTCAATGCTTCGCGAGTCTAAGGAAAAAATCAAAGAGTATCGTCGTCAATTACGTGAAAATGAACTAACTCCGGTTGAAAAAGAGACGCTTCAAAAAGAGATAGAGCGTCTTTCTGATTTGAACCCACGTATTGAACGTGAAAAGATTTCGATTTTAAAAGACCAATTACGCCAATTAAAAAAAGTTAAAGAGGTTCAAGAATCTGTACTAGATATGATTAAAAAGTCAGATTTAGAATCTGCAGATAAGTCTAAGTTCTTGACTACGATTAAGAATATTCAAACTAAAGACCAATTAGCTGCGGCTTTACCTGAGATACAAAACCGTGTCATTACTTATGAACAGCGTGCTCAGCAAAAGAAGATGGTTGAGGATATTCGTCGGGTTAAGAAGGAAAGTCTCCCGATTGAGTATCAAGATGCACTAGATGAGGTCTTGGGTAATTTTGATTTTAAACGTCAAAGTAAGAATCAAATCATTTCAAAAGAAAAAACACGTAAATTTTTTGAGGAGAAACTATCACAGAATGAACCTCTTTCACCGAGTGAATTAGGTGCGTTAGATTTAGCCCGTACTAAAAGTCTATCTGAAATGACGCATGAAGAATTCGTTGCGGTCCACGATTTAGTTATGTCATTAGTTCATCAGGGTAGGTTAAAAAATAAATTATTATCTTTAGCTGAAGATCGTACATATACCAAATGGCGTGATGAAAAAGTAAAGAGTTTAACTGAAGGTTTACCTGAAGCCGAAGTCAATACGCTTATGGCAGATGCCATGACTAAAAACACTAATCTTATTGGTAAGACCAAAGAACAGATATTTGATCATGTTGCGTCGCAGTTATTACCGGAAGTTAAATTTAACTGGATTGGTATGGATGATGTTTTTCAAAAAGTACATGAGGCTGTTGCACGTAAGGAAGGTTCTTATAATAAAGCCGTCGATACTTTCCGTCGTATGTATAGTAAAATTGATTTAGTTGAAGCTTATAATACTAAAGTTGAGATACCCGAATTAGGGTACGTTAAAGATAAGTCGCTTAGTTTGTCTCAAATTGCAGAAGTATATGCTCTCGCCCAAAATGAAAAAGGGGTTAAACATTTAGAGGGTAGTGGACTAACCGCAAAGGAGATAGATGGTTTATCTAAATGGTTAGAAGATAAACACCCCGATATGATTGATGCGATTAATGCCCAATTTGAATACTATGATAGTGTTCAGTATCCCCGAATTGATGCAGTTGTGGTTAAGACTCGTGGTGTACATATGGCACAAGAATCGCCGTACTTTCCGTTTAAGGATTTAGTAGATGTACCTGAGAATCTCGTTGAAAAAGGAATGTACGAGCGGGCTTATCCTTTTAGTGGAATGACTAAAGCTCGTCAAAACTCGTCGGTAGGTATCGCCAATTTTGATTATTTTGGGAAAGTATTACGGAATGCGGCTGAGGTAGAACATTATATTAATATGGCTGAAGTAGTCCATGATTTGAATAAGGTTTTTACTGATCCAGTTATTAAAGATGCTATCTCTCGCAAATTTGGTGATACTTGGGTAGATTCTTTTCAGAAACTAGTTAAAGACTTAGCATGGAACGGTAATGAGCCTCGTAGTCGCGCAGATAATATTATGAGACAGTTACGTGAGAATATGGTGGTTGCTAAACTTGGGTTTAATTTTATGACACAAGCAAAGCAATGGACTAATTATTCTGTCGGTTCTCGTTTTGTCGGCGGGAATTGGGTTAACATAGCTACGCGCGATTTATTATTTGATGGAAATAAGTGGCGTGATTTTATTGATTCTAAGTCGATAATGATGAAGAATCGAGCCTATACGCAAGAAAAAGAATTAATAGAGATGGTAAAAGATCAGGGAGTTAAAGGTCTTCAGCCGTTTGCCTTGAAAGAAAAATTTATTAAAGAAAGTATGGCGGGATTACAATATCAAGATAAAATAGTTGCAGGGACGGTATGGTTAGGTGCATACCGTAAGGCTTTAGCAGAAGGCATTGGTACAGTATCGCAGGATGCCTTAGCTATTGCAGAAGCAGACCGCGCGGTTCGCCGCACACAGTCTATGGGTGGGATGTTATATATCCCAGATTTCTTTAGAGGTGGTGAGGTTGCTAAGACCCTTGCTCTTTTTCAAAATCAAACTAACAAGCAATTTAATTTGTTAGTGGATTTAGCGCGGGATACGGGTTTGGGAAAAGTTAAGGGAGTAGAGTTTGCAGATAAGCTTTTAGCTTACGTTATTACTCCTGCTTTTCTGTATGGTTTTTTCACCCGTAAACGTGCGCCTGAGGGTAGCGAAGCGGTGGCGGACATAGTTAATCAAAGTGTTGGTCAGGATATTATGTTAGGCTTCCTGACTCAAATGTGGGCTTTTGGTGCAGATAGTCCTAACACACCGTTAGGGTCGTCTTTAAATGATTTGAAACTTGCGGTAACAGGTGCAAAACCTGAAACCAAGTTTAAATATAGTGTTGAAACGATAAGTGATTTTACAGGATTGCCTTTAAGGAATATACGACGGGCGGTAACAGGTGAAATGTTTAAACCATCAAGACCGCCAAAAGGGTCAAATAGCGGTACGCGGTCTGGATATGGCCGATCAGGGGGTTAAAGATGTCAGTATCTAACCAAACAAATAAAGTAAGTATCACTGGAAACGGTGTAACAACTGCTTTTTCTTTTAGCTTCCCCATTTTTACTGTTGATCAAATTGTGGTTTATAAGATTGATTCTGATGGTAATGTCACTACTTTGTCATACGGGACACATTACACGGTGTCTATTAATAGCAGTTCAGAAGGGGGTACGGTTACTTTAACGAGCGGGTCGGTTTTACCTTCCGGGTATACTGGTTTAATTAAACGTGTTGTTGGCTATACACAAAGCGTATCTCTTCCAAATGAAGGTGCGCTGCCAGCCAAGCAAATTGAAAATCAGCTTGATTTAATGTCAATGATGATTATTCAAGTTAAAGAAATCACAGACCGTTGTATTCAGTTAGACCCAACTTCTACTTTGTCAGGTATCACTTTACCTACTCCGGAAGATGGAAAAGTTTTAGTATGGAGTGGTACGGATGGTACTATTATAAACGGTGAAAACGACGCGGCAGCGGCTAGTGCGTCTGCAAGTGCAGCAGCGGCAAGTGCAGCAGCAGCTTTAGTTAGTCAAGGGGCAGCTTCTACAAGTGCAACAGCAGCAGCGGCAAGTGCGGTTGCGGCGGCGGCGAGTGCAGCATCTATTTCTGTACCTAGTGCGACAGGTAAATCTCTACAAATACTACGTGAAAAAGTAGGCGAAAACGGTTTAGAGTTTGTGGCTTTATCTGCCTATGACCAAATTATTGCGCTTGTTTCTAAAATACTAAAGACGGCTAAAGGCGCGGATGTAGCATCAGGTAGTTCGATTTCTTTAGGCGATGATGGAAACCTTTTTAAGATAACAGGTACCACTACCATTAATAATATTACTGCCAAAACCGCAGGGACATTTGCGGCACTTTATTTTGGTAGTGCAGTCACGTTATCGGTTAGCGGAAATCTAAAATTAGCGGGCGGTGTAGCGTTTAGTGCTGCGGCGGATGATGCTATTATTTTATTTAGTGATGGTACAAATTGGCGTGAGGTTGGTCGGTCGACAAGTCAAGCATCAACTGCGTCACGTATTCAGATATTTACTGCAAGCGGTACTTTTGTGGCACCCTCAGGCGTAACTAAAGTCTATCTTTCTATGGTAGGCGGTGGCGGTGGAGGTGGTGCTAAAACAAGCGGTGTTGGTGGGGGTGGTGCTAGTGGGCGTTGGGTTATTAATAGACCATACACTGTTATTCCCGGCAATAGTTACACTGTGACTATTGGCGCTGGCGGTGCAGGAAAAGGGACCAGTAGCGGGGCAGCAACAGGTGGTACAGGCGGTTCTACTGTATTTGATGCTTTGACTATGACAGGTGGTGCGGGTGGTACTTCTGGTGGTGCAGGTGGTACAGGTACAGGTCTTGATGGGATAGCAAGTGTATCTACCGCAGGCCCAGAGGGCCAATCGAGTTCAGGTGGGGGCACAACAGGCGGGGGTTCGGGTGGTAGTACACCGTTTGGAAAAGGTGGTACTTCAGCCGCAGATGTTAACGGTTCAGCTACAGCGCCTTCTGCTAATACTGGGGCGGGCGGCGGGGGTAATGGTCAAAATGGAACGGATGCTAATGCTGACGGTGCATCCGGTGTTTGTATTGTAATGTACTAATAAAGACAAACTAGGAGAGTCTTATGGCTGGATTAAGCGAACAAATAGCAGGGACTTTAATTGACGTATTAACTTTAAGTTCAGGGATTACGGGCGCTACAACAGTAGCTAATGCGGATGCTCGATTAGCCGGGGCAGTAACTATTGCCGTCGCTTCAACCGGTGTGGCGTACTCTAAATCGTTCCCTTTACCTCGTAATTGCTCTTTCGGTTGGGCGATTAAGTGCTCTTCAAGCGGGGCGATAAGTGTAAAGGTTGAATTAGAGCAAAGTATGGTTCGTCCTACAACAGAGGGTGCCGCGGATACTACTAATTATGCAGTTCCCGATAATAAAACAACTGCGATGTTTACGGCGATTGCTGATTCCTCTTTGCATTACACAGCGTATGCCCCTAATGCTTTACCGTACGGAAGATTAAAGTTTACGGGTACGGGGTCAAATGATGCGAGTACTAAAATAGTTTTAGCTCAGATGTACGTCACAAAGGATAGCTTTTAATGAAAAAGTTTCCTTATTTAGTTATGGTCTCTATTTGTCTAGCCACTCCGTCTTTGGCAAATTATGATAAGACGGGTTACGATGAGGGGGGTTGCAATAATAGGGGTATGTTTGTGTACGGGTATGATGGTGGGGTAGATAAAAGAACGTGCTCTGGGGGGTCAGGGGCATTAGCTGGACAGTTACAGTTTGTAGGTGTTGATCTTCAATTTTCAAGTAGTAGTTTAACATTCAACCCATAGGATATGGATATGAAAAAAATTCTGTTATTTATTCTAATGCTACCAATGGTAGCTAATGCAGCAACGGAAATAAGCACTTCGGGAACTAAGCTCAGCGTCGGGTCTACGTCCACTGCAAATACCTTGGGGGTTGAAAATAATATGGCTATAGGGGCCGGCTATGTTTCTACCATTGCCCCTAGTAACGGATTAATAGTGCAAGGAA